GTCAGCAGTTGACTGTATAAAAATACGCTCTGATGTATTTAATACATTTACGCTCGGTGCAAGTTCAGTAATACCCTTGCGTTTTAAATTGCCGTAGCGTGCGCCTCGACTGCTGTTGCACTGTTTACATGCTGCAACTAAGTTGTCTAGCGAGTTGATGCCGGGTGTGTCGTCTGGCCATCTATCCACCTCTATCAAGTGATCTGCTGTTGTTGCTGTGCGTTCGTTGCACCAGTGGCATGGTGGTTGATCGCGTAATAGCAGTAGTCGGTTGCGTTTGAATTCTGCGGTTGAGCGTGCTTTGTGTTGTTTGGTGTAGTTGCCTAGTTGTGCTTTGTTGTGTGTGCGTCTGCGTGTTGGCATTAGTTGCTACCGCCCTCGCTGCGCTTCGGTTGGTTCCGTTTGTGGTTGGTGATGTTGTTTAACATTTTTTGTCCTCTCGGTTTGTTTTTGTTTTCAATGTTACTCAGCGTGTGATTAGACCTAGTGCGATTACCCCCCGTGCGTTAGCCTCGTCGCACTCCCATATCTTTAACCATTTGCCTGACCATGTGTTACCACATAGATCATCTACCCGCGCTTTCCGCGTGTTGCACACATCATTGCACTGATGCAAGCCTTGCCAGTCATTAGTTATCGGTATGTCAACGGTATGTCAATTTGATAGTGAGTCAATCACCTGCGATGCTTCCTGTTTGCTTAACGCTTCAATGCTTGAATACTCGTTGCCTAACAACTTGTTTATGTATGGCATTAATTGTGTTGTGCCAATCTTTTTCTCAAATGCTTTAGCGCGTATCATGCCACGCTGCTTAGGTGATGCATACTGTTTTGTGTCTGTTGTGTCACCAAATGGTTGTTCTAAATCGTCTCGAATAGGTGTCACCTCAGCGATCGGTGATGGCTCGCGCGCCTGTACCTCGTTGCGTGATGCTATTGATTTGCCTATACCCATGCCTAGAAATCCGAGTGCGCGACCCAAACAACTTGTGCTGGCGTTCATCATTTCGCTGCCTTTTGTGTACGGTGTGCGACCCGGTATCGGTTCCCAACAGTACGCCACTGTAGGCATTAGGTCATCTGCAGCGCGCCACACTGTGCAACTGATCTCTACATACGCCTGATTGTCTACCGTCACAATTATTGGTTTTGTTTCCTGTATGCGTAGATCAGGCCAACGCTTTAACGCTTCGGCCAGTCGAGTCGGTACGTCTACATAGTCGCCAAGATTAAATGCGTTCATAATTGTCTAACTCTTGCCAGTGCGACTGTTGCGAGTTCGCCGACTTGTTGTTTCATTTCATCTAACAATCGGTTGCAATCTTGCAAATCTTTTAGGCATTTAATTAGCAGTTTTTCTAGCCTGCGATTGTTTTCGGTCAATGTTTCGTTTGTTTGACGCGCAAGAATTAACTCGCCTACTAGGTAATCGTTGGTGCTTTGCAATTCGTTGAACTCGGTCATTACTCTCCCTCGGTTATGTATGCAATCAATGCTTTTAATTCTTTTATTTCGTCTAGCAGTGCAGCGTTTTCGATTTTTAGTGCGTCACGCTCGCGCGCTACTTTCATGCCATGTTCGTGACAATCTTTTAACTGCTCTCGACTGCCGTAGGTCGGGTCATAACCGCGTCTCATTGGTTGCCTAACAATTCCTCTAATGGCCTTAAATCGCGTTGCGGTGTCCAATACGATGCTTCGCGCACCTGAGGTATGTCACGCCAATATTTCGGTTGTCGACACTCATCAATATGTAGCCAGCCTTTTAGGTCAACTGACGATTGTTCTAAATCAACAACTGCCAAAATATAACACGCTGGTTTGTCTCTGTCGTATGTAATCAAATTGCCATTTTGATGAGTAGTTGAGCGCACCTCAAAACCGTTTGATAAATCACTACGACCCACATTGTAAATTGCGTCAAAATCAAATTTAATATTGAAATATAATGACGCTGCATATTCTGACACCAAACCAAGCAAATTACTTTTGTTTTGAGTGATCACATTACTTGGCGCATATCGATCGCGTTTATAATTTTTCAAAATGGCGCGTTGTTCTGTTTCGTTGGCTGCCAATTTAAGTTTTGCCATTATTTCATTTGACAAAGTTATTTTAGTTAGCGACACGGTGCACCAACTGTTCTAGTCTGCGTGTCTCTGACTCAAGGTTTTTAACCTGTGCCTCTAACTCGCTAATAATCCCCATCAGGTAACGCACCTCTATTTCTAGTGTGCGTGTACTTGTGACCGGCATTTTGCTGATCTGTTCGCCAATGATTTGAAATTCGCGCATTCGAGCGACGGTCTGTTGGTGTTCCTTTTCCATTTGCATGTCGAATGTTTCGTTGTATTCGTTCTCGGTCATTTTGCTACCTTTTTTGTAAGTTTTGTTATTTTATTGTGCAACATTGTATTGACTTTGGATAAATCCATGACTTCATCCAGATATAACTTGCTTTGAGTTTTGTAATGGTCTTTTTGTTGCGTTGTAACTTTCAAAGACTCTTTTAATGTCAACACAACGGCAAACAATTCAACTAATTGCACTGCTAAAAGCGCTGCATCATCATTATTTTTCAAATAAGTTAAATCGAAATTAAATTGTTTAAACAATGTTGCTATTGATCGATGCGATACTTGGCATTCATCGCATAAACTAACTACGGCATTTTCTGCCCAATTAGCAAAATTGCGCGGTTTGTCAATCTTGTTGTATTCGTTCTCGGTCATTTTGTTACCTTTCGTTTATGTGTTTAGGAATATAGCGCACAGTAGTCGCAAAGTTAATAGACCGCCAGCAATCAGCCAGCACAAGTCAATAAGTTTTTCGTCTATTTGCATGTTTTGTCCCGATGACATATTGACCAAGGTTGCCAGCCTGCAATTTCGTATAGCAGTCGCGCCGCTTTAAGATTTGTGAGCGCGTCTAGCAATGGTGGTTGTGTGCATATCTGCATTTGTTTACAAATCAAGCCCTCGTACTGTGCGTGTGTGGGTAGCCAGTGCACACCGTTTATTTGCATTAAGCCACTGTCTGACCTGTGCGACCATTCGGCTACGCCTGTGATGTTGCAGTCTTTGTCTACGATGTCGCCGCCAGCGCGATTAGGACAACAACCCGACTCGCGCAACGCGATCTGCCGTAACTGTTTTAGGTCATGTACTGACCAGCCTGCCTGCAATGCCAGTTTTGGTAGCCATGAGCAATCCCCATGTTTATACACAGGGTCAGGCGCGAGCGTGGTGGTCACTGGTGGCACATATCGGTACACATCGGCTATGTACTGGCCAAAGCCGCCTACCGCCTCGTATGGCGCGCTTGTAGGCGCTGTAGATGCCATGTCAGGTCGTGGTTGTGGCACATGGTAGACACCAAGTCCGATTGCTGATAACGCAAAAGCGATAATTGTTTTGATGATAAATGGCATGGTGGCCTCGACTTTCTCGGTCGGCTACCACCTTACACAGGTTTTTTAACCACCGCAGGTATTACGCCAAACACCTTATCCCAAGCCTGTTTTGCAAGTTCAGGGCTGTTGCACATCACCGGGTCAACCTCAATGTGATACCAGTCGCCGCTTTCAAATGTGCCAGCAATCCAAGTACCTCGACTGCATTTCCATGATCGGTTTAGCGCGTAGTCAATGACAAGTTGAATACCTAATGTGTCTGCGTTTTCCAACAATTTAATAATGTATGCCAGCGAGACTTTGCGACCGTCTTGCCTGCCTTTGTTTTTTTCCGATTGCCAACGGTACGACAAGTCGACTGCTACGCCTCTGGCATGATTTGACACAATGCCAGGTTTGCCACGAACATCGCGCACAACCCAACTGCCGTTATTCCAAAGGGAATTATCTGAATGCCTGACACATCGCGATAGCCACAAGTCCATGCCTGCCAGTGGGCGTGTCGCAACTGGCGCTGCGTTAACTGTGTAGGGTTTCACTGTCTGCCTGCTTATCTTTTTTGATGCCATTTGAAGCGACCAGACCCGATAGCGCGCCTGTAAGAAACACACTGATCGTGCTAAGTAGGTCAACAATGCTTCCGTCAAGTGGCGACAATTTTTCAGGCATATTCACAAACAACATGCCAAACAACAAACCGATAACCATAATCGCAAATGTGACCGCCATAATAACGCCGACTATGAAAACAAGTCGAGCGTGTAAGGCTTCATTTTCTAATTTCGCACCTGTCCGCAGTGACATTTTGACACGGCCTTTCTATAGTTACATTTTTAGTTTGATAAATTGTTGTGTTATTTGTTTTTGTCAATGAGCACGCCGACAGTACGACAACTGCACAACTAATGCAAAAGTGTTGCAATTTCATCTGCTGTCAAATTCAATTTGTCAAGCACCGCTTGTCGCGCTGCCGCTTTTGCTGTGTCGGCTTTTTCTTTGGCGGCTGCGTCTTTGGCTGCTTGCGCTTTATCTGCTTCGTATTGTGCAAGTTCGTCAGCGGTCAAATCTCTATTTATTGTTTCGCCTGTAACACAGTTGATAATAGTTTTTTGTAAAGTCATATAGTCCTAACTGTTCGCATAACCGTATATTTGAACATAACCACTGGCAAAAGTGCCTGAGTTTTGTGACATCGTAAAATCAGTAAAACTTGTTGACGAAGTTTCAGTGCCATTTGAGTAAAAAAACTGCGTGCTATAACCAAGACTAATTGATTGCATACCTGTAGGGCGAGACAAAAACGGCGACAACAACAAAATTTGCATTTGAACATTAAAACCATCACTATCAAAACCGACATCAAAAAAGTTACCCGATACCGCGCTACTGTCAGAACTCGGCGCTCCTGTTGAATTGACCATTGAGTTAAAAGCGTGAGCAGTACCAGACCCTAAACGCAACCGAACATTACCTGCAGAAGTTGTGCGGACAAGATTACTTATTGTTATTATGTAATTGTCGTAGGTTGTACTAAATGCGCTACTAAACACGGTGCTAGCGCCCGACAAATTGCCCGAAGTAATTCTAGTTAACGCGGCAGCCGTTGGCGCTGCGACTGTGACCGCAGACGGAAAATAAATTGCTACGCCAGCGCTAGTAAAATAAAGTGTGCCACTGCCATATTGCGGAATAGCCAACGGGCCAGCACTCGACACAGTGGCAGTACCAGCAGTAACAGT